TTATACATAGTTAAGCATACTTTCTTTGACACAATCTTCTAAATCACTTGAAATTTGATAGTATTCCATAAATTTTACTGCATTTAATTGTTCTTTATCAAGATCATGGTCACTCATAAAAATTTCCAGTAATATTTGAATTGCTACTTTATTAGCCTCCCGCTCCAACTTTCTACGGCTAGAGTTTGTTGCGTTGTAAAAAGCTGCTAATTCTTCATGTTTTTGAATACAATGTCCCAATTCGTGAGAGATTTCAAAATCCGAGTTTTGATTTAAAAGTTTACTACTAAGAAATATAACTTTTTCATCTGCAAAATAAAAACCGCTACGATTAATATCAGCAAACACTAAATCTAAATCTAAATTTTTTGCGATTTCAATTAGTCGACTGTTAATTTCATACATTTTATCACTCACTTTTTACTTGTTTTCTGATGCTCGTTTTGCTGCGAGAACAGATTTTAAAAATTCAACTTCTTCGTCAGTCACTGGTTCGCCATCAAATGCAAAAACTCCGTATTTTTCTGCTAAAGAATTTTTTGTTTGATTATTAAGAAGATAATCAACACTAACATTGAAAAAAGTAGCAACTTTCTCAAGCTTGTCTATTGATGGTGAACTCTTTCCCCATTTAGTTATTGATCCATTAGATAATCCAGTTTGTCTTTCAACTTCAGCTAAGCTAACCTGATTGATATTTGCTAGGTCTTTTATGCTTTGTAAAATAGTCATTTCCTCACCTCTTAGAAAATTTTCTTAAATAAATAGTTGACGCTGAAAATATTCCGTGATATATTGTATTACGTAGTAAAGAGTTTTACAAAGTAATTTAAATCATTAGAATATTTTGTTTGTACGTATCAACGAAAATCGTTTTTACGGTTATTTATTATGCATATAATATAGAATATTTTCCGTGATTAGTCAAGCGTTTGTCGAATATTTTCTTTTTAAAGATAAAAATATAAATCAAAAGGAGAGATAAAATGATAATTTCGAAAATTAATAAAGCCGCGAGTTTAATTTTTTCAATCTTAATTGGCTTTGCGATAGCTCAAACGTTATATTTTTTTAATTATACAGGGGCTTGGATGTTTAATACTTTTATTCTATTAGTTTTTATTGCATATCGAGAATTAGAATATTTTTCAAGAAATAAGGGGTGGTAAAAATGATTCGAAGTGACTATTTTTTTGGTCAAGCGGAACAAAATATTTTGTTAAACAATGTTAATCGTTTATCAATTAAACCTGATATTATTTATTTTACAAAAGAAGAAAGTACGAGTTGTTCATCAACTGATGCTCGTTTTAAAAAAAATCAAAAACTAATAATTGAAGGTATTGAATGTGTTGTAATAAGGAGCTATGAAAATACATTTAGTGTGTCCACTCCTCAAGGAAATCGTTTGGTACGGCTTAGTGATATGAAATTTGTCATATCTACTGACACTAAATTTGATCGGACAAGAGAGTTGTGTTGCAAATATTTCATCTAGTAAATAGTTACCATACAAGAAAATACAAAAAAAGGAAGGAAGTGCTCAATATGTATAAATGGTTAAAAAAATATCAAACTCTTCAAAAACAAATTGATTATTTAGAATACGAAATATTAGATTTTCAATTAAACATAGAAAATCTGTCAAAAGTTCCTAAAAACGTCGTCAGCGAAAGTACCGATCTTGGTATGAAGAATAAAATTTGCGAAAAAGAAAAAGAGTTAGAGTATTTAATAATACGAAGACAAGCAATTTTGGATTTTATCTATAAATTTGATGATTTAGAAAGTAAAATTTTAATAAAAAAATATATAGAAAATAAGAAATTATTCGATATTGCAGAAGAATTAAATTATTCGGAAAGTTATATTTATCAAAAACATTCGGAAATAATCAAACAAATCGAACTAATAGAAAAATTCACGACGAATCTACCATAACTTCTGTGTATACCAACTTTTAATAAAACAAGTTAACCTTATTATGTTAGCTGATTCAAATAAAGTCTCCCAGGACTGAAAATGCGAGAAAATGGCTCCCAAGCCTATAAATGCGAGAAAGGAATATATATCATGATACAAAATAACAATAAGAATAATAGGAATTTAAAGAATCAAGATAAAGTGGTTCAAAAATTACAAAAAAGACTTTCGGAAGAAATTCGTAAGAAAAAAGCATTAACAAAACAACTTGAAGAATTCTCAATGCATATTATGCCCAAAGAAAAAGCTGATTAATTGTATCAAGTGTAATAAATATTTTTGGGTCAAGTATGCGAGGATCAAAATATCTAGGAAAATAATAGGAGGAATAAAAATGGCATTAGAAGCAGTATTAGGTAAAGACGTGGTTTTATTATTTAGAATTATGAAGGACGCAGCAACGAATGCAGCAACAAAACTTGCATTTCAAACAGAACACGAAACAACAGAAACAAGTGAAAGCGAAGCTATTGCAACAAAGGATGGCAGTGTGAATACACAAGGAACGTCTACAATTGAGATGAGTTGTACATCTATCTTAGCACGTAATGATGAGATGTTGAAAAAACTACGTGATGCACGTAGAAAAGGTGATCTAGTAGAAATTTGGGAAGTAGATACACAAGATAAAAAAGAAAATGGTAAATATGGTGCAACATACTACCGTGGTAAAGTTAGTGAATTTTCTAAAAAACCTGCAGTTGATGGGGCAGTAGAAGTATCATTAACATTTTCAATTGATGGTGAAGGTGCTGATGGTGAAGCAACCTTAACCAAAGAACAAGAAACAGTCGTTGAGTACGAATTCAAAGACACAACAAAAAATACAGCAGAATAAGAGAGCTTTAAGCTCTCTTGTTTTTAGGAGGAAAAAATAATGGAATTAACAATTAATAAAAAAATGTATCAATTTAAATTTGGAGTTAAATTTATTCGAACTTTAGATGAGGAAATGCCTATCGTTACAGAACAAGGTAATTTTGGATTGAGTTTATCCGCTAAAGTAATTCCGGAACTTCAATCGGGAAATACAAATACTTTAGCTCGCGTTTTATCGTTTGCGAATTATAATCAAACTCCACGTGCGTCATTAAATGATTTAGATGATTATATTGATGATTGTGAAAATATTGAAGAATTATTTGACATGACTCTGAAAGCTATCGAAACTTCAAATTCGGGAAAGTTAGCAATGACGAAGTTCAATCAAGCAATCGCGAAGGCCGAAAAAAGCAAGAAAAAATAAGCTCTGCTGATGTGTATGAGCGAATTTTAGTAAATTCAATGCGTCATTTGAAGATGTCAAATATAAAAGAGATTGAGTCAATGACGGTTTATGAGTTTAATGTACGGATGCTATCTTATCGATTATCAGAATTAGATAAGCAACAAGATCTTCATTTACAAGCATGGTTAAACCAAATGGTACAAGCTACAAAAGGTAGCGGTAAAAATGTTAAACCATATTACCGAAGCTTTAAAGAATTTTTTGATTTTGAAACTTATCAAAATGAGATTTTAGATGAGAAAAATGAAGTTCAATTAACAGATCAAAATGAGTTAAAAGACTTGCTAATGCAAGCAAATAAATAAGAAAGGAGGAATCTTATGAAAAATTATGGAGTAGAAGCTATTTTGGAGGCTTCTGATACGTCATTTAGTTCAACTATTAAAAATGCGAGAGATGAATTGAAAAAATTAAGAGAAGCATCTGATGGAGCTGGCAGTGAAATTAAGTCAAGTTTTTCAAGCATTGGTGAAATACTCATAGATAACGTCACAAATCCGCTAAAACTTATGAAAGATCAAATATTCTCAGTTGGAGCGGAGGCAAATGGTAGTTTATCCGGAATAGATGGGCTAACTTCAGGTGCAAAAACTAATATTGAAGCAATGCAGAACTCTTTTGGTGAAGTGGCTAAAGTTATTAGGGAGTTACTATCTCCAGCAATTGAAACAATTACGGGAATCATTGGGAAAATGTGTGAAAAATTTGCGTTAGCTGATAAATGGGTTCAAATAATTATTTTAGCGATAGTTGGTATCGCGGGTTCTGTTGGGCCTGTAATCCTAACAGTTGTAAGTTTAGTTGAGACAGTTTCTAGAGTAAAAGAGGCATTTGCAAAGTTAGAACCTGTATTTAAAATACTTAAGGGAGTTTTTGCAGGTATAACTGGGCCAATGTGGATTGTCATTGCCGTTGTAGTTGCATTGACAGCAGGATTTATCTATTTATGGAAAACTAATGAAACCTTTAGAGAAAAAGTAATGGAAATCTGGTCTGCTATTTCAGGATTTTTAAAGCCAATAATTGAAACAATTTCAAGTTTTATTAAAGATATTTGGGGAACACTGTTAAGTTGGTGGAATGAAAATCAAGAATTAATGAAACAAACAGCAATGACAGTCTGGAATACTATTAAGAATTTCTTTACGACAACTTGGGATGCAATTAAGAAAATTTTTGAAGTAGCGATGACATATCTTCAACCGTTAATCGAAGCTACTTGGGAAAGTATTAAGATTGTCATTGAAACTGTGATGGGTGTTATTTTAGGCATTATTAAAACAGTAATGCAAATCATTAATGGTGATTGGGAAGGTGCTTGGGAAACGATTAAAAATACTGTCCTAGGAATTTGGGATGGTATTAAATCAATTGCATCAACATTATTTGAAGGAATTAGTACAGCAATTAAAAATGTTTGGGATGATTTAAAAGCCTTTACAGAAACAATTTGGAATGGTATCAAAGAATTCTTTGTAAATCTTTGGGAAAGTTTTAAAGAAGCGCCTTCCGCAGCCATTGAAGCAATCAAAGAAAAATGGTCACAATTCAAAGAGTTTTTCGCTGAGCTTTGGGAAGGTGTCAAAGAACTAGCAAATAATGCTTGGCAAGCAATTGTTGATTTTGCCTCGCCAATTATTGAGTCAATTCAAGCAATATTCATGCCTCTAATTGAATGGTTTGGAACACTTTGGGAAAGTGTCAGTACGATTGCTCTTGAAGGTTGGGAGATGATAAAAGCTGTCATCATGGCTCCAGTCTTATTTTTAATTGATCTAATCATGGGTGATTTTGGACAATTAAAAGAAGATTTAGCATTAATTTGGGATGCTATTTCAGAAGCAGCGGCAACTATTTTTAATACTATGAAAGAATTAGTAGTCGGATTATTTCAAGCATTAGTCGAAACTGCAACAAATATTTGGAATGCTTTTAAAGACGGATTGGTTTTAATCGTTACAACGATAGTTGAAGGCGTTCAAACAGCGTGGTCAAATCTAAAAGAAGGCACGATTAATTTATTTAATGCGGTGATTTCATTTGCAAGAGAACTGTGGGATGGTTTTAAATCATGGTTAATTTCGACTGTAGGAAATATTGTTCAAGGGGCTCTTAATGGTTGGAATAATTTAAAAGAATCAACAATAAATGCTTTTAACAATATAGTTGATGGTGCAAAACGAGCATGGGAAAACTTAAAACAAAGTGTAAGTAACGTTGTTGATTCTGTGACACGTATTTTTGAAAGAATTCGTAATATTAACTTGTGGGAAGCTGGAAAAGCGATTATGGATGGCTTTTTAAAAGGATTAAAATCAATGTGGGATTCGATAACCGATTTTGTAGGAAATATTGCAGATTGGATTCGAGAGCATAAAGGTCCAATTAGTTATGATAAAAGATTACTAATTCCTGCCGGTAAATCAATTATGAGCGGTTTACAAGGCGGATTAGAGACTGGTTTTAAAGGAGTTAAGAGAACGATTGATGATATCACAAATGACATTGCAAACTCGTCGTTTGACGTGAGTCCATCAATAGGAAATTTAGATAAGGAAATGAGAAAAATGAATAGTATGAATATTCAACATGCTAACGAACTTATCTTAAATGACTCTAAAAAACCTGCATACTTAAATCTGAATTTAGGCGGGCGTAATTTTGAAGGCTTTGTAGAGGATATAACAAGCTTACAAGATCAAAAAGTTCAATTAGAATCAGTTTATTCATTTTAAAGAAATGAGGTGATAATTTGTATAGTTTTGTCGATACAAATCAAAAAACAACAGTAAAAAGAGTTCTTTCAGCTGAGTCATTATTTATTAATGGCTCAGCTCTAGAACAAGAATTACCAGAATTAAAAATTTTAACAACAACTGGTCGAGAATTGAATGCTGTAAATCTTTCAACAAAGAGTGTAGATAAACTTGATGGGGTTTTATTCTTAAATTCTAATGAGGATAGTCGCATAATTAGCGTTAATTGTTTAATTGAAGCTAAAACTAACCATGATTTTAGATTGTGTTTTGAACAGTTAAATCGTCTATTAAGACAAGGTCTTTTGTGTCTCTCGTTTAATGATGACAAAGAGTATTATTATGAAGCTTATTTTCAAAGTAGTAGTGGCGTAACAGAAGGAACTAACAATAGTAGTTTTACTTTAGAATTTTTCTGTCCCAAGCCATTTAAATATTCGATCCGTACTGTAAAAGAAAATCAAAAAATTATGAACAATTTTTATTTTCAGACAGTACCAGAATCGCTCTTTATAGATGTAACAAAAAAAATGGATGATGTTACAGTTACAAATAATCGAACTGGCAATTTTATTAAACTAATTTTAAACAAACAATTTGAAGGGAAAATAATTGTAAAACCGCAACAAAACACTGCGTTTATTGGTATTTTAGAAAAGCCTCAACTTGTGAGTTGGAATAGTGACTGTGAATATTTTGACGTTCAAAAGGGTGACGTTTTAAGTGTTACTCCAGAGACGTCAATTGAAATAGAGGTGAGAGAGAAATTACTATGAAATCAAAAATAATTTTATTAAATCAAAATAAAGAAATCATTCATAACTTCAACAAAACTGAGTTGTTTTCCGCACAGGTAAAAGAAGGTATTAATGTTCTTGAAACAATTTCTTTATCAGTAAGACTATCAAAAGATATGCTCCATTTAATTGAAAAATCAAGTTATATTGTAACGAAAAATGAGAGCCTTGATAGTTATAAATTATTTCGTTTTGTATCTCATCAAACAACAAATGAATCGATTGAAATTAGTGGTGTCCAATCATCATTAGACAGACTAAAAGATATTAAAATAATTGAAGAATATCATCCTAAAAATATATCTTTTTCAAATGTTCTAAAATATTTATTAAAAGATACAGGAATTAGTGTTCGATATGTTGATGATACATTACCAAATATTTCGCTTTCTTTTTCATATTTAACAATTCAGGAATGTTTAAGTAAAATATCTGCGAGTTATCAAGTAGAGTTTGATTTTAATATCGCAATAGACAGCAGACAAGTGACAGATGAATACTTAAATGCTTATGTTAAGCAAGGTGAATTAACTCCTCACGTTATTTCATATGGCTCAAATGCGATTTCTATTGAGAAAGAGTACTCTGAAGTAGATATTTATACAGCTGTTCTAGGACGTGGAAAAAGTAAAGAAAAAACAGATAGTGATACTGGAGAATTATCAGGTGGATATGATGAAAAAATCACTTTTTCTGAGATTGAATGGCGGAAGGAAAATGGAAATCCATTAGACAAACCAAAAGGAAGTAATCTTTTAATTGATCCAATGGCTACTCAAATTTATGGTCATGACGGAAATAAACCAAGAATTTTACTTCAGTCATTTGAAGATATTACTGATCCAAAAGATTTACTACAAGCAAGTTATAACTTGCTTGTAGAAATTAACCGCCCAAAAGTTCAATTTAAAACGACAGTTGCTAAAATGAGTCGTTCTTTTAATAAAGGCGATACCGTTGCCGTTAAACGAAAAGATTTGGATATCAAATACTTAACTCGAATTTTTAGTATTGAACGTAATCTTTTAGATAATCAATTATCTATTTTAAATATTGGTGACAAAATAATTGATTCACGAGCAAATGAATTAAAAGCAATCAAAAACTCCGTTCAATTAACAGAAGAAAAAATTGAGAATTTACAGAATAACGTGACAATTGTAAATAACAATGGAAATGGGATTACATTTGGAGTGTCTGAGCCACAAAATAAGAAAAAAGATGACGTTTGGTTTCATCGTCAAGAAGATGGACGTATTGTATTAAAAATTTGGGATGGCGAAAAATGGGTTGTTGAAATTGATGATGCGTTTGGAGAAGATATCAAAAAACAAATTAAAAATATTGAACAAGAAGTTGAAACTTCGATAAAAGAAATTGATAAAGCAGTTTCCTCAGCAAATAAAGCTTTTGAACAGTCGTCTTTAAGTTCTAAAAAGAGTGATGCAGCCAAAAAAGAAGCAGAAAATGCACTATCAAAAGCAGATGAGGCTAAGAAAGTAGCTTTTAACTCAGATGAAGTTGCTAAAGCGGCTAGGGAACAAGCAATAAAGGCTCATCTACTTGGTGAGGGTAATCAAACTGAGATAATTAAAACGAACGAAAAAGTGAAGTTAACTTCTAGTAAAGTGGAGAAGCAGCAAGTAGAGTTACTTAATCTTAAAGCTGATAGTGAGGGAATTAAGAGTTCAGTGAGTAAGACCCAGAAGCAAATTGACGAGATGGAAATAGGTAGTGTAAATAGATTTCCGTTAACAAAATGGGAAAAAGGATGGGTAGATTCATCAGGAAAGTTTCAACATAGTCCGCAAGACTCAACTACTGTAGAATATATTTCAGTCAATCCAGGGGAATACATTTTTCAAATATTCATAGATGAGCAACAACAAAATGTTAACGGTTCACATAACATTTCTGTATATGATATAGACAAAAATTTTATTACTCGTGTTGTCCATAAAAAAATTGAAGGTAATAGAACTACATCTAAATTTATCATTACAGATCAAATGAAATACTTCAAAGTGACAGTTCCATTTAATTCGAAAGAGGTTGTGTTAACAAAATTCAAACTTGAAAACGGAAATGTTCCAACGGATTGGTCACCAGCATCAGAAGATTTACTTGATTTATCTGAATTCACTACATTCGAACAAAATTACCAAGGTTTTAAATCTACAGCTGAGAATGAACTTGTAGGGCTTAAATCTGAGCAAGTACAGCTATCTGGAATAATTCAAAATACTGTTGAAAAAATGGATAGTTTAAGTTATGAAAATCAAAACTTACTTTCTGATTCAACAAATGAAATTGTATATCCTAAAGCCATTAATGGCTTTAACAATCAAATAATTGCTACCATACCAGAAAGTGATAAAACTTATACAATTAGTGGTTATGTAAAAAATATTATTCCTTCTGATAATAAACGTTTTTCTTTACGTGTTTATGATAGGACAACATCTAAAAATCCTGCTAATACAACCGTAGAAATAGAAAAGAATGGTTATTTTTCATGGACATTTACTTTAGGAAAAGATACAAAGGATTTTACAATTCGAATGTATTCAGGAGGATATACTGAAACACCAGTTGGGAGTACGATTACAGTTTACAAACGAAAGCTTGAATATGGTAGTAAAGCAACTCCATATTGTGTTTCACAGAATGAAATTACTACTCAAACTCAATTCACTCAACTTGATAATTTAATACAATTACAATCTCAAAAAGTAACCAATAACGAAACAGAAATAGGAAAGCTTAGATTAGAGTCAGATCGATTTGAAGTTGAAATGAGCAAAACACAGAATAGACTTGATGGTATTGACCAAATTCCTACTAATATCTTAATAGATGCTTCATCTATGACTGGCGAAGCTTGGATTAATGATATTGGTCCAATGATCAAAGAACCAGATAAATATCGAGGGACTGACGTATATTCAACTAAGAATGTATGGAGAGCGCCTAAAGCAAGACTTTTAAACCATAGGCAGTTCGTTAATGAAGCTGATTGGTACACTTTTAGTCAGTACATTAAAGTAGAGTCACCTGGTGTGGTTAAGATGAGTTTCTTATGTCAGCTTGATAATTCGAATAAATATCATATTGATGCAAGTGCATACACACACAATGTGTTTGAAAAAGATGGTTGGGTCCGGATACAAACATACTTTAAGTTTGCCAATCTAGATAAAATAAAGAGTAATTCTGCAGCACTTAGATTTGAGCCATCTAATATTAATGATGAAACGAAAGTATTTTTTGCTGCTCCACAACTTGAAGCTGGTAAGGTAGCATCGCCATGGTCACATGGAGGAATTCCAATAACACAAACTGAATTTACTCAATTTGTACAAACATTTGAAGGTTTCCGTCAAACAACAACAAACGATCTTACGGGTATTAAATCAGAACAAGTTCAGATGTCCAACTTAATTCAAAATACAATAAAAAAAGCGGGTGCCACGCAAACACAATTTACACAAACAATTAAAGATATCAATATGCGTGTTGTTGAAAAAGGTAAGATCATGTCGCAGATTAATCTAGATGCGAATCGACAAATATTTGACGTTCAAGGAAATAAAGTTATGATTACACCTCAGACAACTTATATTGCTAATGCGACGATAAAATCGGCGATGATCGATACTTTAGATGCTTCAAAAATTTCAGCTGGTACTTTTAATGGTGCCAACTTGAATGTTATAAATATAAATGTCAATTCATTAGTTGGAAATATGACTCAATTTGTTAGGTCTGCATGGAATGGCGTAAATAATTCTGTTCAAATTACAAGTGAAGGTCTAGTTTCTTATCGAAATAATGGATCAGTTTCGTCAAAATATCTTCCAGATGGGATTCAAATTTGGAATGGTGGAAATTGGGTAGGGTCAATGTCAGATTCAACTGCCGGAATTGTTTTATGGGCTAAACGAAACTATCAATTGGATTTAGGTTTCCAGGGAGATAATAATCAAGGTAATGTGTATAATCCTGCTATTACCATTCACGGAAATACAGGACATATTGATGTTAATCCAAATTCAATTTTAAGATTACAAAAATTTGGTACAACAAACTATTCTCAAAATTCAGTAATGTTTGTTGAACGATTACATTTAAACAATGAAGGTGGTTTGGCTATTAGAAATACAGCAAATAACTGTGGTATCTTTTTTGGTGATTGGGGTACTCTTGCATTTAGACACAAATCTAATTGGCATGGATTTAAATAACTGGAGGAAAACAAATGAAATTAACAATAACAAATTTACAAGTATTAAATTTTACTCAATTTTTTAATGTAGTATCAGCAAAAGGAAAGCATGCGCGAGCTGTTGCTAAATTTATGAAGTTGGTTGAAGCAAAACGACAAGAGTATGCAGAAGACGAATATAAAATTGTAAATGAGTATGGTGTAAAAGATGAAGATGGTCAGCTTATCGACCCAACAACTTATAACTTTAGAGCAGAAGATGCATATAAAGCAGGCAAAGAAATGATGATTTTAAAAAATGAAGAAGTCGTGATTGATTTAACGGAGTTTGAACCGTATATGAGTAATTTAATTGAAGCAATTGAAAATAATAATGCAGAATTAAAGGGAAACGACTTACTTATTTTTGATGAGTTATTGACTGAATTAGAAAAATTAGGAGGAAATTAAGATGTCATTATATATAAAACAAACAACAAGACTAGCAGCAGATATAAAAATAGAGAACGAAGTAATTGTTAATCTGTATGCTGATGTTTCAGCAGAAAATATGGATAGTACAACTGTAAATCAAACAATTTATAATCAGGATGCATATTCTAAAAATAAAGAACAATGTAGAAAACAAATTAAAGAATTTCAAGAAAAAGTTTGGAAAATTGAAGATCAATTTGTTAAAGATATTGCCATGGAGAAATAAATCAATCCATTAATTATTAAAAACAGGATTTAATAAATCGGGGAGATATGTATTTAAGAAAGAAGTAAAGTATCTGGTCATTTTCAGATACTTTTGATTTAAGGGTGAGAAAGGATGGAATTAGAGAAACGAGTTGATGAGCATGACAAAATGTTAAAAGCTCACACTGATGAAATTTCAGATATTAAAAGTGAAATAAAAACGATGAATAAATCGATAAGTGAGAGCTTACTTAGAGTAGATGAATCAAATCGATTTTTAAGGGAACAAAATACACGTCAATCAGAACAGAACACGCAAATTTTAAGTGCAGTGTTGCAAAGAAATGACCAATCAGATCAACGACACCATGAATTAACCAAAATAAAAATTAATTCAGCTTTTAAAATTGGCTTTGCAATTTTCGGTAGTGGCGGATTAGTGTATGTTGTGATCGATATAATTTTAAAACTAATTTGAAAGAAGGATAAATATGGACATTCAAACAGCAGTATTAAATTTAATGGCAGCAATCTTAATTAGTATCTTAGGATTTGGAACAAAACAAGTGACTACCTTTTTGAAAAATAAAGGTGTTGTTAGTCTAATGGAAAAGAAACAAGAACAAGTCGGAATCGCAGTGAAAGCTGTTGAACAAATTGCCACAATCGAAAATATTTCAGATAAGTATAAAGCTGCTAAAACCATGTCAGTTGAACTATTAAACGAATATGGAATTAGACTTACTGAAACTGAATTAAAAGCATTTATTGAATCAGCAGTATCTGAAATGAATAAAAACATAGAAGATGTTTTGAATGATAACTAATCCAATGGGGTGAGAGTCAATGGTTGAAGTGATTAATAAATCCGTTTGTCATGGAGTTGCTGGCAAGAGGCAAGGCAATGTCAAAGGAGTGGTTATTCATAACGATGCTGGATCAGTTTATGCAACAGCAAAGTCTTATTTAGGAGCGTTAGGTAACATGAATAATACTCAATTAGCCAATGGATTTGTCCATTATTATATTGATAGATTTACGATTGTGAGAACTGAGGATACATTTAATATGGCGTGGCATACAGCTAATACAGATGGTAATGCGAATTATATTGGTTATGAAGTGTGTCAATCTTATGGAGCGTCTACGACAGATTTTTTGGCAAACGAACAAGTTGTGTTTAAACAAGCAGCTGAAGATTTATTGTTTTATGGATTATCAGCTAATCGAGATACGGTTCGATTGCACAGAGAATTTTCTCCAACAGCTTGTCCCCATCGCTCTTGGGATTTGCATGGTAAATCTATGAATGCGGTTAAAGATTATTTTATTAAAGAAATCAAAAAATTTATGGACGGAGCAGAGCTTAAACCTGTTCGACCAGTAAAAAGAGACACACCGCAAGGTCCATGGATGAATGAGTATAAGAGAGTGATTGTTAATAGTAAAGATGCTCATATTTATAGTGATTTCAAATGGAAATTTCGTCAAAATGGAGAAGATGTTGGACGTAAACAATTCAATGTAACTGGAAAATATGAACATGAAAATGGTCAAATTTATTATTCCCTTTATAACGATAACAATAGTTGGGAAGGGTATATTAACAAAAGTTATACGACGGAAGTTTCACAAAATAATTTCAATCTCTATCTACAACCCCAAGGACAATGGTTTAAAGAAAGTAAACATATCATGATTCATACAAAAGATTGTGATATTTATTCAGATTTTAATTGGACGAGGTGGAAAAAGGGAATTGATGCTGCATGTCAAGTATTTAAAGTAACAGGGAAATATTTCCATCAAAATGGATTTACGTATTATTCACTCTATAACGTTAAAGGAAAATGGTGCGGTTATATTAATGCAGAATTTACATCTGAATTAAAATAATGAGTAAAAGTCATGTATAGACTATTTTTGTAATAAGAAGAATTGAATAGAGATGAATAGAAAAAGTAAATATTAGAAATAAATTTACATGTGAAATATAAAGTATCTAATGGTTAGCGTAGCCTTAGATCAGATAATATATTTTTTTGTAGGAAGCAATTAGGCTTAAAAAAATTATAGTATGAAAGGATAAGATTGTTTATTCTTTTAGGATTAGGAGGAATTCAAAATGGGAAGAAATTGGAATTGGCCAAATGTAAAACCATATTTAGGATATTATGAAGAAGGTCAACAATTCGGTAATACAAAGGTTCCAAGAGGTCGAGGTTTTTTTCATGATGGCTTTGATTTTGGGTCTGCGAAATACCCGGATACTCGATTATTTGCAGTATGTGATGGAGAAATTATTTATGCGAATTGGGCGCCGAGTGGATATGAAGCATTAGGAACTGTAATTGTAATAAAAAATTCTGATGGAATGAATATAATTTATCAAGAATTTGGACACAGTACTTCAAATATTCAAGTTAAAGTTGGTCAAAGAGTCATGAAAGGACAGCAGATTGGAACTCGAAGTACATATCATCTGCATTTAGGAATGACAAAATCTGATTGGAAAAAAGCGCAAGCTTCATGGGACATTGATAATGGAACGTGGTTGAATCCAATTAAAATTATTCAAGAAGATAAAGGAGTGGGGCCAGTGGTACCAGATACAGGAAATTTACATTATGTAGTAACAGGTGGCTATTCAAAGAATGGTCAATCGAAGAAAAATGTTGAAGCATGGTTAAGAAAAGAGGGAATGGACTTTAAAATTATTGATAAATTAGATGGAAATGTTAATATCCAAATTGGAACTTTTCCTCAAAAATCTGTTTGGAAAAATAAAATAATTGATTATTTAGAAACAAATAAATTAAATTATGAAGTCGTAATTTCTAAACATCTTAATTGTGTAAATAAGTAACATAAAAAAATAAATATGTTTTAGTTTATATTCCCACGGACTTTATCTTTAAAGATAAAGTCCGTGGTTTTTTTAGTGTGCCCCGCATGGGATATAACTAGGTGATGAAAGTTCACTACAGGCTTGGCAATAGGAACTGTTAGCGAAAAGCAAGGTGTCTGCCGTAAGGCAGTGACTGAAGGAAGCTCGACGCAAAATTCCGAACTGACGAACAGAAATTAGATACAAGGCTGGATTAGGTTGGATAAGTTTGCTAAACAAAACAAAGTCCAATATTGCCCGAAACCTATACAGTAAATCTAACAGTTACATGGAATGAAAGTTATATCTCTTACCGGGGGAGGTCTTTCGAGGGTACAAGTGCAAGTTGAATAAAAAAAAAAACAAGCCAAAGTACAATTTAAGTGGTGACATTTAGATGAATCGAAAGAAGTCAGCCGACGTCATAGTAGTAGTTAGACTGATAACTATGAAGGATTGAACAATAGTAATCTTGAAAATTTTAGGAGGTGTGAAAAGTGCAGAAATCACAGAAAACAGTTAAATAAAGCTACTGTCAAAAGGATAATGTGGAACATGAAAGATATGATAGAGCGTGTAGTGCTTTTCATGGTGAACAAAACAATCAAGATGGTGTAGATTTGTTTGAGAAAATTATCTCGAGAAGTAATCTCAACCAAGCATATCTCCAAGTAGTCAGAAATAAAGGAGCAGCTGGAATTGATGGTATGACGTATGACCAGCTACTTCCCTACTTGAGAGAAAACCGTGAGGTGTTATTAACTCAACTTAGAACGGGAAAGTATAAGCCACAACCTGTCTTAAGGGTAGAGATACCTAAACCAACAGGTGGTGTTCGAAAGTTGGGAATACCTACGGTTGTCGACCGAATGATTCAACAAGCGATTAATCAAGTACTACAACCCATATTTGAATCTGAGTTCTCCAATAACAGTTTTGGATTTCGTCCAAAACGTAGTGCTCAAATGGCTATCATACAAGCTAAAGCGTATTACGAACAAGGATACAAATATGTTGTAGATATTGATATGAAAGCTTATTTTGACACTGTGAATCATGATAAGTTAATGTACTATGATGTTAGTATGAAATCT